ATGACCAACATTCCCGACGGTATGGACTGGGGCGTCATTGATGGCAACCTGATAAACATCGCAGTTGGTCCGAGTGATGATTCCGGTACGGGGCGCTCAATGCATGTATGGCGCAGCACTGTAAGTAAAGCCAACTACCGCTTTTTTATGGTGCGCATTTCAGGAAATCCGGGAAGCCGCACGATCACAACAAGACGAGTACCAATCATTGACGAAGCCCAGACATGGGGCGCGAAACAGACATTCAGTGCTGGCCTTTCTGGTGAACTGTCCGGCAATGCGGCGACAGCAACAAAGCTGAAAACAGCCCGTAAAATTAATAACGTTTCGTTTGATGGAACATCAGATATTAACCTGACGCCGAAAAATATTGGTGCATTTGCTTCAGGAAAAACAGGAGACACTGTTGCGAATGATAAAGCCGTTGGATGGAACTGGAGTAGCGGAGCCTATAACGCAACTACTGGTGGGGCATCAACGTTAATTCTTCATTTTAATATCGGTGAAGGAAGTTGTCCCGCCGCCCAGTTTCGCGTTAATTATAAGAACGGTGGTATTTTTTATCGTTCTGCTCGTGACGGTTACGGATTCGAGGCTGACTGGTCTGAGTTTTATACCACAACGCGAAAACCTACAGCGGGAGATGTCGGTGCACTGCCGTTATCTGGTGGTCAATTGAATGGTGCTCTGGGTATAGGAACATCCAGTGCTCTTGGCGGTAATTCGATTGTTTTGGGTGATAATGACACGGGCTTTAAACAAAATGGTGATGGTAATCTGGATGTTTATGCTAATAGCGTCCATGTTATGCGCTTTGTCTCCGGAAGCGTTCAAAGTAATAAAACCATAAATATTACGGGGCGTGTTAATCCCTCGGATTACGGTAACTTTGATTCCCGCTATGTGAGAGATGTCAGACTTGGCACACGTGTTGTCCAGACCATGCAGAAAGGGGTGATGTATGAGAAAGCAGGGCACGTAATTACCGGTCTTGGTATTGTCGGTGAAGTCGATGGTGATGACCCCGCAGTATTCAGACCAATACAAAAATACATCAATGGCACATGGTATAACGTCGCACAGGTGTAATTTATGCAGCATTTAAAAAATATTACTGCGGGTAATCCAAAAACTGTTGCCCAATATCAACTGACAAAAAATTTTGATGTTATCTGGTTATGGTCCGAAGAGGGAAAAAACTGGTATGAGGAAGTAAGTAATTTTCAGGAAGACACGATAAAGATTGTTTACGATGAGAATAATATAATTGTCGGCATCACCAGAGATGCTTCAACGCTCAACCCTGAAGGTTTTAGCGTTGTCGAGGTTCCTGATATTACCGCCAACCGACGTGCTGATGACTCAGGTAAATGGATGTTTAAGGATGGTGCCGTGATTAAGCGGATTTATACGGCAGACGAACAGCAACAACAGGCAGAATCACAAAAGGCCGCGTTACTTTCCGAAGCGGAAAGCGTTATTCAGCCACTGGAGCGCGCTGTCAGGCTGAACATGGCAACAGATGAGGAGCGTAGCCGACTGGAAGCATGGGAACGCTACAGTGTTCTGGTCAGCCGTGTGGATCCTGCAAATCCTGAATGGCCGGAAATGCCGCAATAAGTTGTATGAGCTGACATATCTATAGCACAGAGTAAAGCCTAATCTGACAGTCCGCTCTGTGCAAGGAGCGGACATTACCTAACACATTGGTAACCTTCACAGATTTACGCGTTCTACATAGTTAGCATTGTATCTGATGAGTTATCATGTTTTAAAATATCCAACTGATAAATCCACCTGAATACTTTTCACTAATTTTGATTGCATAAAGATCATGAAGAGTTATAAATAAATCATTATCTTCTTTGAAAATTAACTCCTCATATTCTGCCATTATCAAATTATGCTGTGTTGTTAGTTTAGATATGTTATCTATTTCACTGGCAAGCATGGATTTGTTTACATTGGTGTGTGGATTCATGGCAATATATTTCCGCATCAATGGAATTAGTTGTTCAGGGTCTATATTTTTTGCATTTTCCTTTGCTTTTTTTTGTCTTTCTGAATAGATGGAGTTAATTGTGTTAGTGTGTTTTTTCGCCAGCCTCTTAAACTCTGGATATGAACCAGTAACTAATGCAAGCTCTTCGTACTTAAGGAATAAATCGATATTGCATTTTTTTACCGTCATTTCAAGATCTTCAACTCTTTTTTTTAACTCTTCATTTGTTTTAATAAGAGACATCGGGAGAACTTCATAATGTTGTCCTAATTCTGAATCAGGGCTCATTGCCATATGTACTATTTCATTATACATGAGCTGATAAGAAGCAGATAACTCTCCATACTTTAGAAATAGTTCATTATGTGAAGATGAACAAGAACTTTGTAATTTCATCATTGGCCTAAAGTAATCCTTTATAAACTCCTCCTGAAGATCTTGGTCTTTTTTGTAGCTCTCTAGGATTCCAGCAAAAAGAAATGACCCTAAAGATATAGAGATTATGGATATTAGCAATTGACTAAGGAATGATTGTGTTTCATTACTCATAAAACATCCTTAAAAAATAACACGAAAAGTGACTCCTGACAGGAAAGAAACGACAGGTCGGAAACAAACTTAACTGATGAGTTAGCCGTAGTCCAGAACCTTGTTTGAACACTTAGTGTGACTGTTTGCATCTCAGGAATTTGTGCCAATAATATTTGAATCCTTATAATTTATTTAAATCAAATTTAGTTACTCGCTCAAAGCAGGCTGTCAGATTTGATAGCGTTTGGGCTATGTAAACTGTCAGTCGGAAAATGAGTGTGTACAAATCAGGACAGGCGAGCTGATTGCCCGCCTTTTCTTTATCTGTTGTTTCATCCACTGACCAGCCAGGTCAAATAGCGTCTCATGCTCTGCACAACAGAAAATAGTTGCACCCATTAACCACGGAGTTAAACGGATGAGTGACTATCATCATGGCGTGCAGGTGCTGGAGATTAACGACGGCACCCGCGTCATTTCCACCGTATCCACTGCCATTGTCGGCATGGTCTGCACGGCCAGCGATGCGGATGCGGAAACCTTCCCCCTCAATAAACCGGTGCTGATTACCAATGTGCAGAGCGCAATTGCAAAGGCCGGTAAAAAAGGCACGCTGGCGGCATCGTTACAGGCCATCGCTGACCAGTCAAAACCGGTCACCGTTGTCGTGCGTGTGGAAGACGGCACCGGCGAAGACGAGGAAACGAAACTTGCGCAGACCGTTTCCAATATCATCGGCACCACCGACGAAAACGGTCAGTACACCGGACTGAAAGCCCTGCTGGCGGCGGAGTCGGTAACCGGTGTTAAACCGCGCATTCTCGGTGTGCCGGGACTAGACACCAAAGAGGTTGCCGTCGCACTGGCATCAGTCTGTCAGAAGCTGCGCGCTTTCGGGTATATCAGCGCATGGGGCTGTAAGACCATTTCCGAGGTGAAAGCCTACCGCCAGAATTTCAGCCAGCGTGAGCTGATGGTCATCTGGCCGGATTTCCTCGCATGGGATACGGTCGCCAGTACCACCGCCACCGCGTATGCCACCGCCCGTGCGCTGGGGCTGCGCGCTAAAATCGACCAGGAGCAGGGCTGGCATAAAACGCTGTCCAACGTCGGGGTGAACGGTGTTACCGGCATCAGCGCGTCCGTATTCTGGGATTTGCAGGAGTCCGGCACCGATGCTGACCTGCTTAACGAGTCAGGCGTCACAACGCTGATTCGGCGTGACGGTTTCCGCTTCTGGGGTAACCGTACCTGCTCTGATGACCCGCTGTTCCTCTTTGAAAACTACACCCGCACCGCGCAGGTGCTGGCCGACACGATGGCTGAGGCGCATATGTGGGCGGTGGACAAGCCCATCACCGCAACGCTGATTAGCGACATCGTTGACGGCATCAATGCCAAATTCCGAGAGCTGAAAACAAACGGCTATATCGTGGATGCGACCTGCTGGTTCAGCGAAGAATCCAACGATGCGGAAACCCTCAAGGCCGGAAAACTGTATATCGACTACGACTATACACCGGTGCCTCCTCTTGAAAACCTGACCCTGCGCCAGCGTATTACCGATAAATACCTGGCAAATCTGGTCACTTCGGTTAACAGCAATTAAGGAGCCTGACCGATGGCAATGCCGCGCAAACTCAAGTTAATGAACGTCTTTCTGAACGGCTACAGCTATCAGGGCGTTGCAAAGTCCGTCACGCTGCCAAAACTGACCCGTAAGCTCGAAAACTATCGCGGTGCGGGGATGAACGGCAGCGCACCGGTAGACCTCGGCCTTGATGACGATGCACTGTCAATGGAGTGGTCACTCGGGGGCTTCCCGGATTCGGTTATCTGGGAGCTTTACGCCGCAACCGGCGTGGATGCCGTGCCGATTCGTTTTGCTGGTTCTTACCAGCGCGACGATACCGGCGAAACGGTGGCCGTCGAAGTGGTCATGCGTGGACGTCAGAAAGAAATCGACACCGGCGAGGGTAAACAGGGAGAAGACACCGAGTCGAAAATCTCCGTGGTCTGCACCTATTTCCGGCTGACGATGGACGGTAAGGAGCTGGTCGAAATTGACACCATCAACATGATTGAGAAGGTGAACGGCGTCGACCGGCTGGAGCAACACCGCCGCAATATCGGCCTGTGATTTTCATCCGGTCAGCCTGGCTGACCGGTTAACCCCGATTCATAAGTGAGAAAACCATGAACAAAGAAAATGTGATTACCCTGGACAATCCGGTCAAACGTGGTGAGCAGGTCATCGAACAGGTCACGCTGATGAAACCCAATGCCGGGACGCTGCGCGGTGTCAGTCTGGCTGCGGTCGCAAACTCCGAAGTCGATGCACTGATTAAGGTGCTGCCGCGCATGACGGCACCGATGCTGACCGAGCAGGAGGTCGCCGCGCTGGAACTGCCTGACCTTGTGGCGCTGGCCGGTAAGGTGGTCGGTTTTTTGTCTCCGAACTCGGTGCAGTGACGTTTCCGAAAAATCTGTCGGTCGATGACCTGATGGCAGATGTGGCAGTGATATTTCACTGGCCGCCATCAGAACTGTATCCCATGAGCCTGACCGAACTCATCACATGGCGCGAAAAGGCGCTCCGGCGAAGCGGAAACACGAATGAGTAACAATGTAAAATTACAGGTATTGCTCAGGGCTGTTGACCAGGCATCCCGCCCGTTTAAATCCATCCGCACAGCGAGCAAATCGCTGTCGGGGGATATCCGGGAAACACAAAAATCACTGCGCGAGCTGAACGGTCACGCATCCCGTATTGAGGGATTTCGCAAGACCAGTGCACAGCTCGCCGTGACTGGTCATGCACTTGAAAAGGCACGGCAGGAAGCCGCAGCTCTGGCTGTCCAGTTTAAAAATACTGAACGACCGACAAATGCACAGGCAAAGGCAATGGAAGCCGCGCGTAAAAATGCGTCTGAGTTACAAGCGAAATATAACAGCCTGAGATTGTCGGTACAGCGCCAGCGTCAGGAATTGAGTCAGGCGGGTATTAATACCCGCAATCTTGCACATGATGAGCAGGGACTGAAAAACCGTATCAGTGAAACCACCGCACAGCTTAACCGTCAGCGTGACGCGCTGGCGCGTGTCAGTGCGCAACAGGCAAAACTTAACGCAGTAAAACAGCGTTATCAGGCCGGAAAGGAACTGGCCGGAAATATGGCCTCAGTGGGCGCTGCCGGTGTGGGGATTGCGGCGGCGGGAACGATGGCCGGAGTTAAGTTGCTGATGCCCGGTTATGAGTTTGCGCAGAAAAACTCAGAATTGCAGGCCGTGCTAGGTGTGGCAAAAGACTCCGCCGAAATGGCTGCACTACGCAAGCAGGCGCGCCAGCTCGGTGACAACACCGCCGCCTCAGCGGATGATGCGGCCGGTGCACAGATTATCATTGCGAAAGCGGGTGGAGATGCTGCGGCTATTCAGGCGGCAACGCCGGTCACGCTGAATATGGCTCTGGCGAATCAGCGGTCGATGGAAGAAAACGCACAACTGTTGCTGGGGACTAAGGCATCCTTTCAACTGTCAAATGATGATGTCAGCCATGTGGGCGACGTGTTGTCGGCAACGATGAATAAGTCGGCAGCTGATTTTCAGGGACTCAGTGATGCACTGACTTACCTCGGGCCGGTTGCGAGGACGGCAGGTGTAAGTCTTGAGCAGGCAGCGGCCATGACAGGTGTGCTGCATGACAATAACATCAGGGGGTCAATGGCGGGGACGGGTAGCAGTGCCGTTGTCACCCGATTACAGGCTCCGACAGGGAAAGCATGGGAAGCACTCAAAGAGCTTGGCGTTAAAACCTCGGACAAAAAGGGAAATATGCGTCCGTTGTTCACCATTCTGAAAGAGATTCAGGCCAGCTTTGATAAACACAAGCTGGGAACGTCTCAGAAGGGGGAATACCTTAAAACCATTTTTGGTGAGGAAGCCCTGAAATCAGCGAACGTTTTACTGGCAGCGGCAGCAAGCGGAAAACTGGACACGCTGACCGCCACGCTGAAAGCCTCGGACGGTAAAACGGAAGAGCTGGTTAAAATCATGCAGGATAACCTCGGCGGCGACTTTAAGGAGTTTCAGTCCGCTTATGAGGCGGTGGGGACTGACCTGTTTGACCAGCAGGAAGGCGCACTGCGTAAGCTCACGCAGACGGCCACAAAGTATGTGTTAAAACTCGACGGCTGGATCCAGAAAAACAAATCACTGGCGTCAACCATCGGCCTCATTGTCGGTGGCGCACTGGCGCTGACTGGCATCATCGGTGCCATTGGTCTTGTCGCCTGGCCGATTATCACCGGCATCAATGCCATCATCGCGGCAGCAGGCGCAATGGGGGCAATCTTCACGACGGTTGGCAGTGCCGTTATGACGGCCATCGGGGCGATTAGCTGGCCGGTTATGGCCGTGGTGGCCGCCATTGTCGCCGGGGCGTTGCTTATCCGTAAATACTGGGAGCCTGTCAGCGCATTCTTTGGTGGTGTGGTTGAAGGGCTGAAAGCGGCATTTGCGCCGGTGGGGGAACTGTTCACGCCACTTAAACCGGTTTTTGACTGGCTGGGTGAAAAGTTACAGGCCGCGTGGCAGTGGTTTAAAAAACTGATTGCCCCGGTCAAAGCCACCCAGGACACCCTGAACCGTTGCCGTGACACGGGCGTCATGTTCGGGCAGGCACTGGCTGACGCGCTGATGCTGCCGCTTAATGCGTTCAACAAACTGCGCAGCGGTATTGACTGGGTACTGGAAAAACTCGGTGTTATCAACAAAGAGTCAGATACACTTGACCAGACCGCCGCCAGAACTCAAGCCGCCACGTATGGCAGCGGTGGTTATATTCCGGCGACCAGCTCTTATGCAGGCTATCAGGCTTATCAGCCGGTCACGGCACCGGCTGGCCGCTCTTATGTGGACCAGAGTAAAAACGAATATCACATCAGTCTGACGGGCGGTACTGCGCCGGGGACTCAGCTCGACCGCCAGTTACAGGATGCGCTCGAAAAATACGAGCGGGATAAACGTGCGCGCGCCCGTGCCAGCATGATGCATGACGGTTAAGGAGGTGACGAAAAATGATGCTCGCGTTAGGTATGTTTGTTTTTATGCGCCAGACGCTGCCACACCAGACCATGCAGCGTGAATCAGATTATCGCTGGCCGTCAAATTCCCGTATCGGTAAACGGGATGCCTTTCAGTTTCTCGGTGTGGGTGAGGAAAACATGACGCTTGCCGGTGTGCTTTATCCCGAACTGACCGGCGGCAAGCTGACGATGACCACGCTCAGGCTGATGGCAGAGGAAGGTCGGGCGTGGCCGTTGCTGGATGGCACCGGCATGATTTACGGCATGTATGTCATCAGCAGGGTGAGTGAAACAGGGAGTATTTTCTTTGCAGATGGCACACCCCGGAAAATTGATTTTACGCTGTCGCTCACCCGCGTTGATGAATCACTGGCCGCGCTTTATGGCGATATCGGTAAACAGGCGGAATCGCTCATCGGTAAGGCCGGCAGTATGGCGACCAGATTCACGGGTATGACGGGGGCGGGATAATGCTGGATGCGCTGACATTTGATGCAGGCAGTACACTGACGCCGGATTACATGCTGATGCTCGACAGCAGGGATATTACCGGCAATATCAGCGATCGTCTGATGAGCATGACCCTGACGGATAACCGGGGCTTTGAGGCTGACCAGCTTGATATTGAACTGAACGATGCCGACGGGCAGGTCGGGCTGCCGGTTCGTGGCGCTGTCCTGACGGTGTATATCGGCTGGAAAGGTTTTGCCCTGGTATGCAAAGGGAAATTCACCGTTGATGAGGTTGAACACCGGGGCGCACCGGATGTGGTCACCATCCGCGCCCGGAGTGCAGATTTTCGCGGGACGCTCAATTCCCGCCGTGAAGGCTCCTGGCATGACACCACGCTCGGTGCGATTGTTGAGGCGATAGCTTCCCGTAACAGGCTGGAAGCCAGTGTCGCGCCGTCACTGGCAGGAATTAAAATCCCACACATCGACCAGTCGCAGGAGTCTGATGCGAAATTCCTGACCCGTCTTGCAGAACGCAACGGCGGTGAGGTCTCGGTAAAAATGGGAAAACTGCTGTTTCTCAAAGCGGGGCAGGGGGTGACGGCCAGCGGTAAAAAAATCCCGCAGATTACCATCACCCGCAGTGACGGCGACCGCCATCATTTTGCGATTGCTGACCGTGGAGCCTATACCGGCGTAACAGCAAAGTGGTTACACACCAAAGACCCGAAACCGCAAAAGCAGAAGGTAAAACTGAAACGCAAAAAGAAAGAAAAACACCTGCGCGCACTGGAGCACCCGAAAGCGAAACCGGTCAGGCAGAAGAAAGCGCCTAAAGTACCGGAAGCGCGCGAAGGTGAATACATGGCCGGTGAGGCTGATAACGTTTTTGCCCTGACCACGGTATATGCCACGAAAGCGCAGGCCATGCGCGCCGCTCAGGCGAAGTGGGATAAACTGCAACGGGGCGTAGCGGAGTTCTCCATCAGCCTGGCTACCGGTCGTGCTGATATTTACACGGAAACACCGGTTAAAGTGTCAGGCTTTAAGCGCGTCATAGACGAGCAGGACTGGACAATCACTAAGGTGGCACATTTTCTGAATAATAGCGGCTTCACGACGTCCTTAGAGCTTGAGGTCAGGCTTTCTGATGTGGAGTACGGAACCGAAGATGATGAGTGATGTTTTTATTTTATCTGTTTGTTTTGTAAGGATAAATTAACTAAAATGGCACCATCAACAAAACCGGAAGAGGTGCTCGCGATGTTTCATTGTCCTTTATGCCAGCATGCCGCACATGCGCGTACAAGTCGCTATATCACTGACACGACAAAAGAGCGTTATCACCAGTGTCAGAACGTGAATTGCAGCGCCACGTTCATCACTTATGAGTCGGTACAGCGATACATCGTGAAGCCGGGAGAAGTCCACGCCGTAAGGCCGCACCCGTTGCCGTCAGGGCAGCAAATTATGTGGATGTAA